ATCGAAGTGATGGCCGATCAGGAATCAATTACGGGGCAGGATGATGATCCTGATTCTGCCACGAACCAATAGGATCAAGTTGCGGTTGCTGTGTCTGTGCGGACCGGCAAACGAGTAAAAGCACAATATGTCAGAAGAGAATCAGAGCGGGGCGATGGATGCCAATGCGATGCTCGCGCTGGCCAACGACTTCGACTCCGGTGTCGATATCGACAATCGGGCAAAGGAGCAGCCGGAAACCAAACAGGAGGTTGCTCCAGCCGAGAAGGAAACCACAGAAGTGGAGTCCGCCGGGAAAGAGGTTGAGAACACGGCCAAGAGCGAGAGTAAGCAGGAGCAGAAGCCGCCCGCTGAGCAGAAGCGGGATTCCAAGTTTGCCCAGGAGCAACAGCGAAAGGCCAAGACTTGGGAGCAGATCAACGCCGAGAAGGAGGCCATCAAGGCCGAGCGCGAGGCGGTGAAACGGGAGCGGGAGGAATGGCAGAAGCAGCGGGAGCAATCCCAGAGTGTGGAAGCCAATTCCTATCGGGATGACAAGGGCTACACGGCGGAGGACTACGAGGCTGCGGCCAAGGAGTTCGATGCCGATGGCGACACCCAGTTGGCCAAGGCTGCGCGAGCCAAGGCCGAGGGGGTTCGCAAGTCCGCGTCCCAGCAGGCGCAGAAGGTCCAGCAGGAGCGCATGGCAAAGCAGTGGGCTGACAACTACAATCGATTGGCCGACAAGGAGCCGTGGTTGAAGGATCAGTCGAGTGCCGAGTACAAGCGGACTGTTGAGATCATCCAGCGTGTGCCGTTCCTCGCGGGGATGCCGGATGGACTTGTCCATGCGGTTGAACTGATGAAGCTGCAAAATACCGCTGGCAAAGCTCAGTCGCTTGAGAGCGAGAACAAAGCTCTCAAGGAACAGTTGGAAAAGCTCCAGCAGAAGACCGCCATTGGGAAGAGCATTCCGGCAGGACAACTCAAGGCCGAGGAGAAGGATTTCTCTCGGCTGTCCCTCAAGGAGCAGAGGGAGGCGCTCATGCGAGCGTCACGAGAGTTCGACCGGGAAGCAGCCTAAGGCACAACCACAACTGAAATATGGCAGGCATTACCACCTCAACCACACTCACCAACCAGTTCCAGAACTACTTCAGCAAGGAGCTGCTCAGCATCGTCCAGCAGGAGACGATCCTCGATCAGTTTGCCATGAAGACGCCGATCCCCAAGAACAACGGCAATCGTGCGATCAGCATGTTCCGTTTCGGGGCTCCTAGCATCGCTGATATCAAGACTCTGGCCGCTACCCCGAGCTACACGAACGAAGGTACGCCCATCAGCTCTGCGAACTATCGTTCTTTGTCGCTGCTCAAGCTCGACAAGGGGCTCTCGCAGTACGGCCAGGTCATCGGCCTCACGGACATCCTCCGCGCCACCGACCTGTTCAACAGCTTGCAGCAGGCCACCAAGACCTCTGGTCTGGACATGGCCCTCTGGGTTGACTCGGTGATCCGCAACACGCTGATCGGTTCCAACCTCACGTTGAGCGGCTCTACGATGGGTACTGGCCCTGAGCAGGCTGGCCCTGCGTTCGACAACTCGGATGCTTGCAACAACGTTGCTACTTCGGGAGGTATCAAGGTGTATGGTAATCCTGCTCTGTGCGCTCAGAGCTTCAGCGGACTGAACACCGAGACGACCAACAGCACGATGAAGGCCGAGGCTGTCCTCGACTCCATGACCCGGCTGAAGCGCAACCGCGCCCCGCTGATCAATGGCGGCTACGTCCTCGCCACCGATCCCCGCGTTGCCCGCGACCTGATGCGCGACAGCGATTGGTTGAACGCCTCCAACTACGGCAACAAGGGCCAGCCGTTCTACAAGGGCGAGGTCGGCTCCATCTACGGCTGCCGCGTCGTCACCCAGACCAACTCGTTTGTTAGCAAGGGTTCCGCGACTGATACCGACGAGTTTATCAACACCACCAGCCCGAATGGTGGCGGCACCGCTCTGACCAAGGACATCATTGCTTCGTTCTTCTTCGGCAACGAGTCGTTTGGTATCCCAGCTCTGGCCGGTGATGATCCGCTCTCCCCGAAGATCGTGATCACCGACACCCCGGACAAGAGCGACCCGCTGAACCAGCTCGTCACCGTTGGCGTGAAGCTGTTCTTCGCCACGCTGCGTCTGGCTGCGGGCAACACCAGTTCCACCGGCAACCCGGTCTGGTACCTGGTGCATCGTACCAAGACTGCTACCACGCTGTAATGAAACCCAAGACGGCCACCATCATGGTGATCGCCGTCAGCCCAAAGGGGCATCATCGAGCAATCGGTGGTGCCCCTTCTCATTCCGCTTGCGGATGCGAAGAGGCTGACAACAATGCGCCCATGATTTCGATTCCTATCGAGGCTCTCTCCACCGACATGGAGGATGGCGAACAGGCCATGCCCGAGGTCGGTGACGAGGTTCTTCTGGATGATGTTCGCGGTGTACTGAAGAAGCTCGACAACGGAGAAGCCTACATCGAGATCCGTAGCGTCAACGGCATGCCCGCCGAGTACGAGTCCAAGGAGGACAAGAAAGAGATGGCCGGCCCCATGGACAAAGAAGGCATGCGTAAGATGGCCGAGGAATACGACAGCGAGATGGAGGGCTAAGATGCCGATCTACACCTTCGAGAACAAGGGCCGGTCCATCGAGCATATCGCTCCGATGGGAACCGATTCCATTGTGATCAAAGGGGAACGCTGGACGAGGCAGCCGGTGGCCCGCTTCGGGGTCACCGGTTTTGCCCGCGAGGCCGAACTCAAGGATCATGTGAAGCGCGGGTTCAGTCGCATGGAAGACCGTCAGGGCTCGCGCTTCGAGAGTACTTTCACCAAGAATCAGATTCGGAAGATTTGGGACATATGAGCGACATATCAAACCAAGCCATTGAATATTCGATGGGCAATGCCGGTTTCCAGCTCGTGACCGCTACGAGTCTGACCACTGGTCCGTTCGTTGCGATCACCACGGTCGCTCCGACAACCTTTGTTTCGATTACCGGGAACAACATCAGCGGAACTTGGTCTACGGCAACCATCCCTGCTGGAATCACGATGCCTGGTCCGATTCAGAGCTTTCAGCTTTCGTTCGGTGCCGTGATTGCTTTCAATGGTGTGATCAACTCGTAATCAGGTGACGATCTCGATTGGAACAAGATTGGCATCATCTGGGGGCGCGATTGTCGTCCAGCCTGATGAGCCCGTCTTGCGCCGAGTTCTGGTTACCGAAGACCTTGCGGACCAGCTTGTCCTTGAGTTTGATACGGGAAATCCGGTGGTGTACCTGGTTGCATCGGAGGGCATTTACGATGTGATGACTCTTGAGGGAGGAACACTTCCAATAGGTCTCACGACAGAAGACAGCAACAAATTCATTCTAACCGTTTACTGATATGGCAGATACTAAAATTACAGGGCTTCAGACGCCGGGAGCGTTTCCGGTTGTTCCATCCACCGATGTTCTACCCATTGTTATCGTAGCCGATAACAGTATGGCCGCATCTGGTTCCACCCGTAAGGTTACGGTGAACCAGATCCTGGGAGCCGGCGGCACCGCCACGCTCGCCTCCGCCACCATCACCGGCGATCTGACGGTTCGGACAAATTTGCTGGCGGTAACCAGCACTGGTGTTGGTTTTGGAACGGCCGCGCCAAGTGGACCATTTCACATCAGGAATGCGGGCGCCCAGCAACGCTGGGATTCAGGTGGTGCAACTGATGCCCGTGTCGAGTTGTGGGCCAACTCACTTCGCCAGGGGCTGATCGGTTGGAATACAAACCAGATCATTTTTGGTGGCGATTCCAGCCGAAACACGGTGATGACGTGGCAGGACGTCGGCGGAGTCGCTGGCACCGCCATGACTTTGAACGCCACGGGGCTGGGCGTGGGGGGAAGTCCAACTCGCAAGTTGTCGATTGTCGGTTCCGGTGCGACTTACGCGAACATCAACAGCGGTGATAACACCTCGCTTGTTGGATTGTTGCTTGGTGGAACTTCTGCTCCTTCAGCAGGTCAGGTCATTTACGACAACACCGCGGCCTCTCTTTCGCTATTCACGAATGGCGCGAGCCGATTCTTGATCGACTCCTCCGGCAACGTCGGCGTGGGGGTTACGCCGAGTGCGTGGGGTAACAACTTCAAAGTCGTTCAGGTTGGGCAAGCTGGATCTATTTACGGAGCTGCTGCGCTTGGTTATTACGGAACAAAGTTCAACCTCTACAACGACAACACAAACAACATTGCGATCACCACCAATTATGTTGGTGAATATCGTTTTGAAGTTCTAAACGGAAACCATGTCTGGCTCAACAAATCGACCGCAGGAAGCGTTGGAGTCGCTCAAACGCTTACCCAAGCGATGACGCTCGACGCGAGCGGGAATCTGTTGGTGGGGACGACGACGGCTGGCGGCAACCGACTCAATGTTCAGACCGCTTCTGGTGATTGCACCACGCTGATCAAGTCTCAAGCTGCCAACGTCAACTCGGCAATCGACTACGTTTCAAATTACGGAAACCACACCATCCGAAAGAGCGGAACCGCTGTTTGGGATTTCGGCGTCATCAATGATGCGTCTGCAACTCCTGCGTTTAAGATTTCAAACGCTTCCGCAGTTGGCGTTCAGCTTGTCTCAGGTGCCACCGCTTGGACCACGCTGTCAGATGAGACGATGAAGGATATCATCGAGCCGATTGGAAACGCTGTTGCTAAGGTTGGTTCGCTGCGTTCTGTCATCGGTAAGTTCAAGACCGACAGCGAAGGTACCCGACGCTCGTTCCTGATTGCTCAGGATGTGAAGTCTGTGCTTCCTGAGGCGGTCGATGTGGTAGGCGAGAATAACGAGCTTGGCTTGCGCTACACCGAAGTCATTCCCCTGCTGGTTGCCGCAATCAAGGAACTCACCGCTCGCGTTGAAGCACTCGAAGCCTAATATCCCATGATTACCATCTCTTGGATCATCGAACGCCTGTTGGTCAAGCCGACCGAAGGCACGCTCACCGATGTCGTCATCACCGCCGACTGGCGTTGCACCGGCACCGATGGAAAGTACAGCGGCACCTGCTACGGCAGCGCGTCGTTCGCTCCGCCGACCGGATCGTTCACGCCGTATCCTGACCTCACGCAGGATCAGGTTCTCGGCTGGTGCTATGCCAATGGCGTGGACAAGGTGGCCATCGAAGCGAACGTCACGCAGCAGATCAACGACCAGATCAAC